CTTGGTGAACCCGCCCCTGAAGCGGCGCCCGCTGCACCTGCTGCACCGGATGCCGGGGCAGTGACGTGGGAGCCCACCGGCAACGTGGGGCTCGACATGAGCCTGAAGTTCCTGGGTAAGCATGGCTTCGGCCCTGACCACCCGGCGATGCAGGCTGCCGAGAACGGCGACTTCTCCCTGCTCCGCGCTGAGCTTGCCACCAATGGCAAGGCCACGGGATGGGAAGAGATGCTCGCCCTGGGCGAGTCAGCCTTCAAGGGCCTCAAGGATGCAGCCGACGCCAAGTCAGCCGAGCAGCGCACGCTGATCGAGACTGCGGTGGGAGGTGCCGACAAGTGGGAAGCCATCCAGAAGTGGGCCAGCGAGAACGCTGAGCCTCACGAGAAGGAGTCGGTCAACGCTGCCCTCGCAGCCGGTGGCCTTGCCGCGAAGGCGGTGGCTGTCTACTTGGCCGGCCTGCATGGCCGCGCCTCTGGCGTTACCGTCGAGCCCGAGTCGGCGTTCAACGGAGCACCCGCAGCCAACGCTGCCGGCGCTGGCGCCTACGCCCTGAGTCCTCGTGCCTACGTGGCCGAAGTGCAGAAGCTCGCAGCCGTAACTGGCGGCAGGCCCGACTCGCACCCGGACTACCCCAAGCTCCAAGCCCGCAGAAATGCGTGGCGCGGGTGATCTGGGACCGTTAAAGCAGAACCTCTGGTCAGCCAAAATCGCCGCATGATGGCGGCGTGGCCCTGAGTCAACCCGCCATCAACCAATCAATAAGGAGCCATCATGGCTTTGGACGACACCTTTAACATCACCCGCCCCGGTCAAGTCGGCGCTACGGGTGCCATCAACGCCACTCACATCGAAGAGTACACCGGCGTTGTCGAGGGCACGATTGCCCGCAAGTCCGTGCTGCAAGGCTGGATTCCCGTGCGTACCGTCAAGGGTACCTCGATCATCCAGAACTTCGCGGTCGGTGAATCGACGCTGCAGAAGGTCGTGCCCGGCGCGACGCCTGACGGTACCGTCAACAAGTTCGGCAAGAACACCCTGACCATCGACACGCTGGTCCTGGCCCGTTCTGTGTTCCCGCTGCTGGAAGGCTTCCAGACCAGCTACGACGCGCGGCGTGAAGTCGGCGACGAGCACGGTCGCAAGATCGCCAAGTTCTGGGACCAGTCGTTCTTCATCCAAGCGATCAAGACCGGCCAACTGACGGCCCCGAAGCACAGCGGCGTGACTGGTGCCGGCCACTTCGGCGGCTCGCAGAGCACCTTCGCTGGCGCGAACGACCACCTGGACCCTGCCAAGCTCTACGCTCAGATCGCTGATCTGCTCGTGAAGATGGAGACCAAGGACGTTGATCCGCGTACGGACGACGTGATGCTGGCCTTCAAGCCGGCCGAGTTCTACACGCTGATGCAGAACGAGCAGTTGATCCGCATCGACTACAAGACCTCGCTGGGCACGAGCATCGACGCCTGGGCGCTGAAGACCTACGGCGTGCCGTGCGTCAACAGCAACAACTTCCCCGGTGGCGAGAACATCACGGGTCACCTGCTGTCGAACACCGACAACGGCAACGCCTACGATGGCGACTTCACCAAGGTTGTGTGCGCTGCGTTCTCGCCGCGTGCCCTGCTCGCCGGTGAGACCATCCCCCTGACCACGGCTGTGTTCTGGGACGAGAAGTCGAAGCACTGGTTCGTTGACGCGCACCTGAGCTACGGCGTCGGCCCGAACCGTCCCGAGTTCGCTGGCGTCATCGCCAAGCCGTAATCCACGGCTCTCCTGTCTGAGCCTGCCAGTGGCGTAAGTGCTCGACAACCTAGCCCCACCCCATGCCCATCACGGGTGTGAGGTGGGGCTATTTTTTCGTTTGGAGAACTGAGACATGCAAATCCTGACAGTCGTGAACGACATGCTTGGGACGCTGGGCGAGACCCCGCTGAACACGCTGACCGACGCGCACACCTACCGTGGTGCATGTCTCAGCACTCTCGACAAGGTGAACAAGTCCGTCCAAGCTGACGGATGGTGGTTCAACCGCGAGAATCTGACCATCACCCCCAACCCGCTTGACTTCAAGCTGTACCTTCCTGGCGACGCTATCAACGTGCGCTGCGGCGCCGAGCCTAACCTCGTGCAACGCGGCAACGTGCTGTACGACGCTGCTGCGGGTACCAACCTGTTCGACATCAGCAAGTCCGTCGATGTCGTACTGATCCGCCTGATCCCGTTCGAGCAAGTGCCTGAGATTGCCGCCGCCCGCATCGCGGACGACGCCATCCTGCGCTTCCAACGCGCCTATGACGGCGACGCTTCGCGCACGCGCGAGCTTGAGGCTACAGCCGCCAAGTCCTACCGTTCACTCAACGCCGAAGAGACTCGCCAACTGCGAGCGAACCTGATCGACACCAACGACAAGTTGGCCTACATCAAGTCGTTCACCCGCAACGCGAGGGCTTCAATCCGCCCGAGGTAATCCAATGTCTAAGGTAACTGGCTCCTACGATTCGCTTGTCCAAGGCGTGTCACAGCAATTCCCGCAAGCGCGCCGTCCGGGCCAGCATACCGAGCAGGTCAACTTCATCAGCGATCCCATCGAGGGACTCACCCGGCGCCACGGTAGCAAGTTCGTGGCCGAGAAGCCCCTGGGTGCAATGACCCTTGATCCGGTCATCGCCGACACGGCCAACTGGCGGCACTTCGCGTACAACAACGCCGGCAAGGACTACGTGGTCCTGCACCGCACGGCGGCACGCTCGCCGTCCTGCACTCTGCCGCCCGTGATGGTCTACAATCGCACCGACAACGTATTCCTCGACTACGTGCGCCCGGTGACGGATGCCGTGCTCGACCTGCTTGAGTCTGGTGGCGTGAGCGCCATCACGGCCATCGGCAAGTACGCCTTCATGGCGGGCAACACCGTTGTGCCGGCGGCAGTCAGCACCGACATGTGGGGCAACATCGACAACCAGAAGCGGGCAGTGGTCTGGATTCGTGGCGGAGCGTACGCGCGCACCTTCAAGGTGGCCGCGACCAAGACCGACAACACAGTGGTGAACTTCGAGTACACCACGCCCAGGTCCAGTTACCCGACGCTGCTCGACACGAGCGACATCCCGGCGTACATGGTGGACCCGGCTGGCGGCACGCAGACGAACGACGAAGGTGCCGTGATAGACGGCGGCGTCTACACCTTGCTGCTGGGCGACTGGTCCCCGACCGCCCTGACGGCGAAGAAGGGCACGACTGCGATGACCAACGTGTCTCCCGCAGCGCCGACTACCAGCACACAGTTCGCGTGGGCTGCCGGCGCCAGCACCGTGACCTTCCACTCGTCCAACGAGGCTGCGCTCGATGTGAGCGTGAAGTACACCAGCACCAAGGTCGCAGTGAACCCGGTCTACGCCAGCATGGTGAGCGACCGCACGAGCGATTACAATACGGCGGTGACCGAGTGGATCGGCCAAGCGGCCGAGGCTGTGCAGCCGCAGAACATCGCAGAGAAGCTGAAGGTGGCGGCTGTGGCCGCTGGCCTCACCACCGCGATCCGCGTGGACAGCAGCGTCTGCTTCGACAACGTGAAGACGCTGGTCGTTCAGGACGGCGGCGACGGCTCGCTGATCCGTGGCGCCGACAACGAAGTGCCGAGCATCACCGAGGTCACGAGCGTGCACTTCGTGGGCAAGATCGTGAAGGTCCGCCCAGCCGACGCACAGGACTCGTTCTACCTGAAGGCCATCCCCAAGGACCCGGCCGCGACGACGGGCTTCGTGGAAGTGTCGTGGGTCGAAGGCCCCGGCATCGAGCACAACATCACGAGCGCGCTGGTCTACGGCACGGTGTCAGGTGCGAACTTCTACGTGGCCTCTACGGCTACGCTGCTGACCAGCATCTTGCCCGGCACGCACCCTGAGTTCAACAAGAGCACGGTTGGCGACGCAGACAGCAGCCCGCTGCCGTACTTCATCGGCCGCAAGATTACCTACCTAGGAGTCTTCCAAGACCGCATCATGGTCGGCAGTGGTGGCGTGATCCGCGCCTCTCGCGTGGGCGACTACCTCAACTTCTTCCGCACGAGCGTGCTGACGGCCCCGGCCGACGACCCGCTGGAAATGCTGTCGCAAGGCAGCGAGGACGACGAGTTGAGGCACGGTGTGCTGTACGACCGAGACCTCGTGATCTTTGGGCGCAAGCGGCAGTACGCCATCAGTGGGCGCACGTCACTTACCCCGAGCGCGGCCAACATGGCTGTGATGTCGAGCCACGAGGGCGCAGGCGATCTGCCGCCCCTGGCGGTGGGCGGCTTGATCTTCTACGGCAAGCAAGGTGAGAACAACTGCTCAGTGCTGGAAGTCCGCCCTGGGGCAGTAGCCGAGAGCCCGGAGTCCTACCCGATCAGCACGCAGGTCAACACCTACTTCGTGGGCAACGCCATCGAGATTGCCACCCTGGCAAAGCCGAGCACGCTGTTCCTTCGGACGAAGGGTACGCGCAACGGGCTGTACGTGTTCAGCTACCTCGACTTCCCTGACGGGCGGAAGATGGACTCGTGGAGCCGCTGGGAATTCCCGGCAGTCTGCGGGTCGGTGGTTGGCATCGCTCCCACTCCTGACGGCATGCTGGTCTTCAGCGTGCGCAGCATCCACAGCCAACTATGGATTGTGGCCGACCTGTGCCCGATCAACACGGGCCTCGCGCCCTACCCGTACCTCGACAGCATCCGGCCCTGGGCCACCGTAGCCGCCAACACCGGCAGCGTGCGGGACCAGGACCAGCCCGGCTGGTACGGTGCGTTCAACAGCGAGTCCATCCGGTTCCTGATCGGGTCGGACCTGTACCATGTGAACCACCCGTATGAGGACGGCGGCGACAGTCTGCTGGAAGAGTTCCCGACTGAGCCGGGCCTGATGGTTGGGGCCGAGAACGATGCGCTGTTCATCCCGACGAACCCGTTTGTCAAGGACACGAAGGGCAACGCCATCACCACGGGCCGCTTCACCATCACGAAGATGCTGCTCACGTTCACGAAGTCTTCTGGCTTCGAGGGCGAGAGCACGTCCAAGCAGGTGAGCGTGGTCACGCAGCACGACATCACCAACGTGGTATCGAGCATCAGCGAGACCCTGACCCCAACCAGCGACGACTCGATCTTCAACGGATTCGTGTTCGGTGACCCCAACGCAGAGATTGGCCGCGTGCCTGTTACTGACGGGCAGCAGAGCATCCCGATTGGTCGAGAGACCCGTGAGTACGATCTGGTGATCCGTGCGCGCACATGGCTACCACTCACCGTCACGGCCCTTGAGTACGTGGGGCAATTCTTCAACCGTTCACGGAGACTGTAATGCAACTTGTCGAGCTTCCCTTTACCAGCAACATGGCCCTCGTCGGCCCGGCACGCCTCACGCAGGCCGAGTTCGATGCGCTGCCCGTGCCTGCTGAGCAGAGGGAGGCCCGCGAGTTGATCCACAAGTTGGAGGACGTGCTACACGACGCACCGGATGATCTGCGCATCGACGCGGACACCCTGGTGCCCGTGCACCGATTCATCAACGGCGTCTACATGCGCGAGTTGACAATGCCGGCCGGCAGCACCATCGTCGGCAAAAGACATGCGCAGGAGCACTTCGTCGTGATGACGAAGGGGCGATGCGTGTGCGTCACGGAGCGCGGCCAAGAGGACTTGGTTGCGCCCTGTGTGTTCATATCGCCTGCGGGCGAGAAGCGTGCGCTGTTCATGCACGAAGAGACAACATGGTTGACCGTGCACCGCACGGATCGGACTGGCCTGGGCGACATTGAGGACGAACTCATACTGGCCCGCTATCGCATCAAGGAGGTCGTATGACTTGGATTGGAGTAGGGGTCGCTGCGGTAAGCGCGACCACAGCCGTCGTCGGCAGCATGAAGGGTGCGAACGCGGCCAAGGGCGCCAACGCCCAGGTGAACGCGGAGAACCGGATCAGCAGGGCTGAGGCCGAAGCACAGAACCGCGTGCGCCCACACAAGAACGCGCTGCTCGCGGCGCAGAACGGGCTGGCCCGCTGGGCGCAGTCTGTGAACAACAACGCCCTGCTCGACGCAGGGGCTGCGCAGCATGAGGCCAACGCAGTGAACGCACTGCGCGGCGCGGACGCGATGATGGAGGCGGACTTCGAGGCCGGCGTGCGCGCAGCCGAAGAGGCAGGGGCACAGGCGGCAGCAGCCGCTTCGTCGGGCATCATGGGCAACGTGGTTGACACGATCAACATGACCAGCAGCCTACGGCGCAACCGCGCCAAGCAGCAGGCCCTGACTGAGCAGAATATGCGCTCGTTCGACCAGCGCCGGCAAGCGGCTGAAATCATGTCGCAGACTTGGCGCGGCCTCGACGGCTCAGTCATCTTCGACAACTTCGACTACGGTGCGAGCACTGCCCGCGAGGGAGTAGGCCCGCAGGTCGGCGGCTGGTTCGACCATGCCCTCGCTGGCGTGGGTGGCTTCCTGGGAGCGGGCGGCGGCAAGGCCATTGGT